ATACAAGGGGGGTGGTACTGATCTAAGTGATATATTGGAATCGGAAGGTGATATTATATACGCAGACGCAACCTTATCAGCAGAAAACCTCGTAATCAGTGGGACACCTGGTGATGTTCTTAAAGTTTCAGCATCCGGTATTCCTGAATGGGGTACTAGTACAAGTCAATGGGCGACTTCGGGGAATGACATTTCTTATATAACTGGTAATGTTGGTATCGGGACGACATCACCCGATGCTACTCTCCACGTCGTTGGAAATACATTCGTCAGCACGGATCTCGGTTTAGGTGGAACTCTAACCATGGGAACTGTCCTCGTCGAGGCGCTACACGAACTTTCGGCTATCACGGCTACCGGGAACGTCACACCACACGTTATAGAATTCACTAACCCTACGACGGGGTTTGTGACAACTGGGAATGTTTCCATGGGGAAAGACTTGACTGTCGCTGGTAACGTAGCAGTGGATACAAATACACTCTTCGTCGATTCTGTGAATAATAGGGTTGGTATCGGGACGTCGACACCACAATATAGACTGGATGTAGGATCTGGCGGTGGTGATGTGATGTTACGCGTTATGAACGGTCTTGCTAGCACCGGAAAACTACTTTTTGGGTGTACGGGATCCGCTGACACTAGGTCTTCCGCAATCGAAGTGAGGAATAATGGTGACGGTGATAATAATTACATGAAATTTTTAGTGCATGATGGGGGTGGGGTTTCGCCGTTCGAAGGACGAACAGAAGTTATGACCCTGAGAGGTGATGGAAACGTCGGCATCGGGACGAATGCTCCGGGTTATCCCCTCGATGTGAATGGCGCAATTCGTTATTCTGGTACGACATACAACACTACACTCCTTGGATCGGATACCGTGCCAATGAAAGATATAAAAGTTAATTCCAGTGCTCTTCCAGCTGCAAACTGGTACAGAATCGCTAAAAATGGTCCAGCTCTCGATGGTCAAACAGGTGGTGACCGTTGTATGGCTCGGTTTACTATAGTAGATACGAAGACCGCCCAACATTCATATAGATCTTTTTACGCGGGTGGTACTTTCAGGAGAGAACCATTTTTTCATTTACTATCGAACACATCCTATACTGATGGTGGTGTAGCACAGAAGGTTCGTATCGTTCAATCGTCTGGTAGTGACGGAGAAGGGATAGGCATTGATGTATATCTAGACGTCGAGCCCGCAGCAGGTCAATTTCAGGTTGTTATGGATGATAATTATTATCCTTCTGGTTATGTATTGGTAGATTTTGAAGCGGACCCAGATACTACAGGTATGGATGTATTTGAGTACAATCTAGACGATCTTATGTGGTGTGTGTCCCACGATAGTGCCTCATCGGGTATATTTTTAAAGAAAGGGGGTAATGTCGGCATCGGGACGACGACTCCGGGGTACATTCTAGATGTCAGTGGTGATATCAATTTCACTGGTGAAATTCGTAAAGGTGGTGTCATACAATCATTCGGTGGTGGGTCTTCGCCATGGACGTATACAGCTGGTTCTAGTGGCGGTACGCAAAATTTAGTGTTCGATGACCAAGCTCCTGGAACAACGTTTACAGGTACTCTGAGTGGTAATGCGAATAATACAGCAATTCGTGACACGACAAACGGATACATCCGTGTGACCCAAGGGGGTACATCTCTTACAGGTTCTGTATATTGGCAAACGACCCTAACTAATAACTGGGAAGCTACATTTGAAATCTATATTTTACCCATAAATTACGGTGGTGCTGATGATATGCGTTTCGTGTTCTATGCGACTAACCCAATTACTACCAATGATGGTGCGACTGGAACGGACGGTCACGGGGGAGCGTATATGCGCTGGGAGTATTATGGTAGTGATTATGTGGAGTTATATGATCATACAGCGACCATGATAACACAAGCAGCTGCCTCATTACAAATGAGTGGATGGATGCCTGTGACCGTTACGTTTAATAATGGCGTGCTGACCTCTACTATTACGAATTCCGGTGGAACAACCCTCAACACAACTACGCATGATTTCGGTACGACTTATGCAGCACTCTATAACACACCTACGTATGTCGCAATTACAGGACGAAGTGGTGGTGTACAAGCCGAGGATCGCGTACGAAACATAACAATCAATGCCTTAAACATTTCACCAACGAATAATACATTAACCCGCATTAATACGAATGTCGGCATCGGGACGACGACACCCGGACACGCTCTAGATGTCAGTGGTGATATCAATTTCACTGGTGAAATTCGCAAAGGTGGTGTCATACAATCATTCGGTGGTGGCGGCGGTGGGTCTTCGCCATGGGTAACATCGGGAAACGATATTTCTTATACAACTGGTAATGTAGCGGTCGATACAACTACCTTCGTTGTGGACTCGATTAATAATAGGGTTGGGATCGGGACGTCGACTCCGACATCAGCTCTTGATGTTGTCGGTACGGTCAAGGCTGCCGCTTTTGACGGTGTTAATAAAGTAATCTATGCTACAACTGAAAAGGCGGTTAGTACATGGACGTCTCGTGCCATCGTCACGAATGCTTGGTCTAGTGTAACATGGTCCCCCGAATTGACTCTATTTGTTGCGGTGGCAGCTACTGGTACCACTAGGGCTGCGACAAGTCCTGATGGGGTCGTATGGACGAATCGTACCATAGATATGGGAAGTCTTTGGCTATCTGTAACATGGTCCCCCGAATTGTCTCTATTTGTTGCGGTTGCAGATGGTGGTGCCTATCGGGCTGCGACAAGTCCTGACGGGATCACATGGACGAATCGTAACATCGACGCGAGTGGATGGACTAGTGTAACATGGTCCCCCGAATTGTCTCTATTTGTTGCGGTGGCATATGGTGGGGTCGCTACAAGTCCCGATGGGGTCACGTGGACGAATGGTGTCATAGATACGGGGGGTGGTTGGACTAGTGTAACATGGTCCCCCGAATTGTCTCTATTTGTTGCGGTGGCAAATACTGGTACCAATCGGGCTGCGACAAGTCCCGATGGGGTCACGTGGACGAATGGTGTCATAGATACGGGGGGTGGTTGGTGGGGTGTGACATGGTCCCCCGAATTGTCTCTATTTGTTGCGGTGGCAAATACTGGTACCAATCGGGCTGCGACAAGTCCCGATGGAATCGCATGGACAGGTCGTAGCATCGATGCGAACAGTCAGTGGTATGGTGTAACATGGTCCCCAGATTTGTCTCTATTTGTTGCGGTGGCATCTAATGGTACCACTAGGGCTGCGACAAGTCCCGATGGGGTCACGTGGACGAATCGTGCCATAGATACGGGGAGTGCTTGGCGAGATGTAACATGGTCCCCAGAATTGTCTCTATTCGTTGCGGTGGCAGCTTCTGGTACCAATCGGGTCGCGACATCCGATTTGGGAATCCCAACATCCCTAAACACACCCATGGCACACCCGGGACAATTACACGTGGATACCGCTACTGGCAACGTCGGTGTAGGGACGTCGACTCCGACTGTGGATCTAGATGTCGCTGGTGATATTACTTGTACAGGGACTATCAGACACAGAGCGTTTGCGTTTTATGCGAGTGCCTCTGGTGGACAGATTGTAACTGGTGAGGGTATATTATCCGACTTTAGTTCAACGATAACTGTAGATTTTGATTATACCCCAACTGGATCAGCTTCGTCCAACGGATTTCGATCATCCGGTGGACCTCCCAATAATCAGGGTACATATTTCGCTCCAGTAGATGGGATCTACCACGTATCATGTAAAGTGAGACTTCCCGATGCAGAAACCGCACAACAAGAAATCCAATGGTATATTAAGAGAACAAATGGAAACGAAGACATGTGGGAAAGTTTCGAAATGTGGATGTCACCCGCCGATGGTGGTGGTCGTAGAGCTAGTATGAGCTCTGCTATAGTTAAATTATCGACAGGTGAAGGTATATTTCCCCGTGCAGATGGAGCTACTGTTACTCTTAATCGAGCGACGTTCGGCGGACACTTCTTGGGTACCTATTAAATAAATTTCCTCCAAAGTGCCTCCCACTTTGTAAGAAAAAACCTTATACATAGTAGACATGGCTGCGAACGGTATCCTAAACTTTCAGGGAACTAATAAAGCTACATTCGTTGGAGCCTCGTCAAATATAGTGTTAGACACAGTAACCTCTAGTTTGGGGGTTGGTGTCGACGTCAACGGACCGACTTCTAATTTACACGTTGTCGGGAACGCATATGTTTCTACAGATGTGACAATCGCGGGGAACATCGATTTTCAAACCATCACTCAAAATGGGGTGGCTTTTAGTGGTGGTGGTGGTGGTGGTACATCTCCGTGGTTACAGACAACTGTTGGTACACCGGCTGATGGTATATATTATACAGCTGGTAACGTAGCGGTCGATACAAATACGTTCTTCGTCGACACGACAAATAATAGGGTTGGTATCGGGACGACTACACCCGGGTCAGCCCTAGATGTATCCGGAACTGTGACAGCCACTGCATTTGCGGGGAATGCGACATCTGCGACACAATGGGTAACCGCGAGAACAATCACAGTAACCGGTGGCGTAACAGGGACAACGAGTTCATTCGATGGATCTGGAGATGCTACATTGGTAACTACACTCGCAGACCTGGATGCAGCCAAAATCACGGCTGGAACACTCCCGGCGTCTCGTGGTGGTACAGGAACGACGACGAGTACTGGATCGGGGAGTGTCGTTCTTTCAGACGCACCCTCTTTCACTGGCGACGTCACTTTCGACACAAATACACTCAAAATCAACTCGACCAATAATAGAGTCGGGATCGGTGTGACACTTCCGGGGTACACTCTAGATGTCGCTGGTGATATAAACATTCCCACGGGTGGTGAAATCCGTAAAGGTGGGGTTGTACAAACACTCGGTAGTATTTTTTCAACTGACAGTACAAAGGCGTATTATACCGATGGACCCGTCGGTATTGCGAATGTAGAAGCTTTGACCACGCAAACACTACAAGTAGGGGCGAATGTCGCGGTTAATGATACAGCGAGTGATAAGCTTACCGTCGTGGGAAGTGTGTACGTGACTAGGAACTTACACGCTGTCGATTTAGTAAAAACATATGAAGTGAATTGTAACGCACTTTTCATTAAAGATGTTCGGGTGACCAATCAACTACCTGAAGACGGTAACGATGCCGGGTATACGCCGAATGTATTATAAGTTTATATCAGGGGAATTAATATATCATTTTTAATTAATGACAGCGGTTGGGTCAACTATTCTCGGTCGGGGCATTAATTCGCAATTTGGATATTCGGTAGCTATGAATTTCGCAGGTGATCGTATTGTTGCGAGTGGTATAGAATATAGTAGTTATCGGGGGTATATAGGTATATGGAATCTCGTTAATGGGGCGTGGGTTCAATACGGAAATTATATAGAAGGACCATTACCTGCTGGTAAATTCGGACACTCCGTTTCCATGAATTATGCAGGTACACGGATAATCGTAGGCGCACCCGACGTTAAAACCGTCTACGTCTACGATGATACTGGTTCGGGGTTTCCAGTAGATGCCGATCATGTTATATCGCGAAGTGGAAGTCCGAGTTTCGGGTATGCTGTTTCCCTCGCAGCTGGTAAGGGACTTCGGTTTGTAGCAAGCGCACCCGAATACGGTTCGGGTGTAGTCTACGTGTATCAAAAAGTATCCGAATCGCTCGCGAATGGGTGGGCATTACAACACACAGATGATGGATCGAATATATATAATCATGTTCCCGTTACTACTGGTTCATATATACGATTAAACGCTTCATTTAATCGATACGGACATTCGGTCCATATGGCCGCATTCGGTAGACATTATATCGCAGGTATGCCTGGTACGAGAAAAGAAAGTTATCCACCGAGTGACCATAATGGTAGTGGTACGTATAACAATATAGCGTATTCTACTAATTTTACTACCTACCTAGGTGGATCTAATTATAGTACCGTTCCTTTTTTTTACAATAATACAAGCAACGCTATTAGACCTCAGTATCAATTAAGATACCCGCAGTATCAAGTTGGGTACGTTAGAGTAAAAAAATGTCCAGATGATGGAAATTGGACCTCTGGTGTTACGACAGTCGGTGGTACTAATAGTACATCAGCTGGTGAAGGTGGTGCTGGGACAATTAAAGGTCCGAACGAGGCTAGTACTGTTCTAAGTGGTTGGAACGATTACCAGGGCGATTCCTTTGGGGGGTTTGGGTCAGCTGTTCAAATCTCACCCGACGGGAGTAAACTCTCCGCATCTGCACCTGGCTGGTCTAATGGTTCGTTTACAGATTCACACTCTGGAAGACTTCTTTATTATGAATATAATACTATCAGCAGTAGCTGGACTGAAGGTACACGACCGAATTTCAATACGTTCATACAAACGCAGCACGGATACGCTTTAGCCATGGGATCTGATGCGTCGCGTATATTCGCAACTATGTATGATGGTACACAACTGTTTTTACCGTACGATTATTCGGGTACGGAGTGGTACCGCGCAGCGGAGCCTCAATTGGGGGCTTCCACGCATGTAGGGCAATTACAGGGATTTTCGATAGCTACGACGAGTGGTGACCGCGTAATAACTGGTAGTCCTGGAATGCCAGGTAATGGATACACTACTAGAGTCGGAGAGGTTCGTGTTTATGAATACCCCTTAACGAGTGTCTTTAGGGGGAACTCATTATTCGAAGGGTATATTAAAGCTGATGAGATTGTCGTAGGGTCTACGACGAATAACACAAATACGAAACGAATATTATTTGGTGGTACCAAAGGTGATAATGTAGTTAACGCATCAACCATGGAAGTGGTACATATCGGTACTACCGGGGAGCGCGATTCGGAAATACTCACATCGAAATGGTATGGGCCCGATAGCGATGGATCTATGGGTGTTCCCCACGGGTCTGAAACGGTGGCATGGACTGACACTATGTCAAACGATCGGTTTTTATATGGAGACCGATTACGTTTAAAGGCACCTAAAATAGAGTTTCATCTACAACCATCAAATGCGTACTATGACGCTCAAAAGTATTCTGAACAACCGATCATCACGATCACTAGCCAAGATCCCGGACTTGTAGATAACAGTAGTTTCCCCCCCAGGTTCCTCACCAACATACGATCGGGGAGTACGACATCAACGAAATATGCCGGTCTACGCCTCACTTCTGCGAGTACAAATACGTGGAATGGGGATACACATGGTATGCCATCCGATGGAGATTATTATACGTTCACACCCGCGAACGATGGATGGTTACGTTTATATGGTGGGGCTAGTGGCCAGGGAAATATGACCGGAAATTACGCAGGATTACAAGTTGGAAATTTATACATTAATGGAACCGCAACTGCTACAATGGACGTTGTCGTAACTTCCGACAGACGTCTCAAAACAGATATCAAAAGAATAGAAGGTGCTTTAGATAAATTAACCAAGATCAATGGGTACACGTATACACACAACGAGCAAGCTTCATCTGGGTGTATGGCCCAGGAAGTAAAGGAAGTTCTTCCAGAAGTTGTAAGAGGTTCAGAGGACACGGTGTACGCACTCGCATACGGAAACATGGCAGGTTTGATAATAGAAGCTATAAAAGAATTAAAAAGTGAAATAGATGAACTTAAATCTTCTCATGCTACTGTATAATGTCCGGATACCCGATAAGTTTAACCGCTCTATCTGTATCCGATGGTAAATCAGCACCACACGGACTTACCGAATTGCGGGGTACAACTTTTTCGGATGGTACATCGGCACCGGCATCCGGGACTATTCGATTTCTTGATTTTTTAAATAAATCGTTTGGTAACACCCCCACCGTGTATCCTGCTAGACTTCACGCTTCGTATCCAGCAGCCGACGATCAAGTAGGTTCATCAATTTCGATTTCTGGGAACTATGCTATCGCAGGGGCTCAATTCGCGGATCCATATGGAAGATCATCTGCGGGGGCTGCGTACATATTCGAAAGGACTTCAACAACCTGGGTACAAAGGGAGATACTTATCGCTTCAGATGCAACTGCAGGTGATAGTTTTGGAATAAGTGTTTCTATTTCCGGGGACTATGCTGTTATAGGAGCTAGTGGTGCGGATCCAAATGGGTCGAGTTCGGGAGCTACGTACATATTCAAAAAAGCTGCTGGAGGAACATCTTGGTCGCAACAGACAAAACTTACCCCCGCAGGTGCAGTCCCGGGTGATAAATTCGGAGAAAGTGTTTACATTTCCGGGTTAGACGTTATCATAGGAGCTAGTGGTGCGGATCCAAATGGGTCGAGTTCGGGAGCTGCCTATGTATTCGTAAGGTCTGGATCAGATTGGTCACAGCAGGCAAAACTTACCCCTACAGATGGCGAGTTCGCTGATAGTTTTGGAATAAGCGTTTCCATTGATGGAAATTATGCTGTCATAGGAGCCTATCGCGAAGATCCAGGTGGAGTATCCGGGGCGGGATCCGCGTACGTATTCTACAGATATTCTACGTCTTGGTCACAACAGGCGAAACTCGTGGCTTCCGATAAAGGCACAAATGACCAATTTGGACGTAGTGTTTCCATTTCGGGGGGGTATGTTATCGTAGGAGCTGCTTTTGAAACTTCTCTCGGTTCGGCTGCGGGATCTGCGTACATATTCGTAAGGTCTGGATCATCTTGGTCACAACAGGCGAAACTCGGGGCTTCTGATACAGTCTCAGGTGATACCTTTGGGAAAAGCGTTTCCATTTCCTCGGCAGGTTATGCTATCATAGGAGCTAGTGGAGCGGATCCAGATGGACTATCCGGGGCGGGAGCTGCTTATGTATACGTGAGGTCTGGATCATCTTGGTCACAACAGGTGAAACTTATTTCTCCGAATCCAGCTGGGGGTGGTTATTTTGGGACAAGTGTTTCCATTGATGGGGACAGGGTTGTCGCAGGAGCCCCTCGCGAATATATAAGTACAGTGCGCGGAGGATCTGCACACGTATTCAAACGGGCTTCAGGTACGGCAAATTGGTCAAACCTGACAGGGTAGACACGAAACTCTAAAAATGTAACACGTGATGTTTTGTCACGTGGTACATTCATAATACTTACTTCTTAACAGAGTCCATCGCGGCAAGCGCGAGAACCCCAACGATGAAAAACATGACAACGTAATTGCATTCCGTGGTTTCATCGATTGTGGGCTGAGCCTTTACAACCCTTTTCTTCTGTACTCTTTCAAATTTTGGATTCACAACTTCTCGCTTTCGGGGAGCTGCCGGGATTTCGAGCGGGTCGTCGAAATCTATAGGAGCATACCCTATCATTTATACTATGTTCACAAATTAATTTCAACCTTCTTCTTACGACCACGCTTCGTCTTTGCCGCCGGCATTTTAACTTCCTTCACTTCATCATCACCTTCATCCACGACACCACATTCTGAGACAATGTCGGATATATCATCACCGTCATCGGGAACATCGGGTGTGTACTCGACGGATCTCTGCATGGGTGTCGTGTTCATGGGAGGTGTCGGGGGCATCATGATACTACCCATCAAGCTTGAAATGTCGAGACCAGGTCCCTTCATTTCATATCGATCACCCGAAGGTGCCGACGAAGGCTGTCGTTGGGATTGACCCGCCATCGTACTTTGAACCGCGCTCATCATGTTATTCACCAAATCCGGATTTTGTTTCATGACATCATTCACATTCGGCATAACCGATTTAAACATGCTATTCGTGAGATGGAACATCATAGCACTTCCACCGAGCATCATTATCAATTTCACTTCTGGGGCGACATTCATCTTCGTGCGATACTTTACGAATAACTCTTCAAACACTTCATCATAATCATCTTGGGTTTCCATCACATTTTCAGACCAGCCTTCGAGTTGAATCTCGAACGGGTTATACCGCTTATTAAGAAACTCAAGACCTGTGACACACGCGACGAGCATGCGCCTAGAAAACTTAATCGATTTATCGACATCAATACTATACGTGATTCGTTTCACTTCCGTTCGTAGTTCATCAACGGGTGAATACGCATTCAATCGTTTATTTACGTTAAATCCTCTCTTTTCGAGGCGACCGAGTTTATTCACCAGGTCGGACTTTTCCTCGTCAATCGTCTTATACCCGGGTGACGGTACATCTTCCTGCGGTTCCATGGAGTCGTACCCCATACCAGGTCCGTTATCATATGGTGTATCATCCATATACTCTCCATGATCGACCGCCTCTTCTGCCTGGGGTGGGGGAGGTGCACTCTGTTTCACAGGGTTCGCGAAGGCGTCGACATCTTCTTGTAGACCCCCTCCCATCGAATGGTGTCCATGCATTCTCTGTACATTCGGAGGGGCATGTGTGCGTGGTCGAGAGAAATCTAATTGTATTTCATCCATCATGGCTTGTTCGTTATCATCTAACTTCATGACAGATCTAGTCCCCCTGTCGAGAATAATTTCACCGTCCATTACTCTGTATATTGAAACTAATCTTTTCTCTTTAACGCACTTTATAAAAAAATCTCAGTACATAACAAATGAAACTTAACAATACGAATCGGTCGACGCTGAGAGCTATCGCGATTACACTGCTGCTATTGGTAGTCATCTCCATGCTATTCAAAGATAGACGTAGTATGTACGAACCCAGGACGATTTCAATCGAACCCGTGTCTGAGATGTCATTGTCAAGCTTGAAGAGTAGCCCCGAGTGTACTAACGACAGTGTGTATTCCACGAGTATGGGTGGTGTTTGTGGTGGACAACAACTTGTACAAGATCACGCCAATTACAAAATTGTAGATTAAATATAGTAAATACCTTTTCACTCTCCATTTAAATTTAGTATAAATTTTTAAGTGGATAATTTCTGTGTGTATTATAAATGGCACTCGTTACAGCGCCTCAGCCGACTATCCCCGATTTCGAACACGAATACCATACGGTTATCGTTGATACGACAGATCAGGAGAGTGCCCAAATGACAAACGGGATTACCGTTTTTTTACCTACACCTCTTGAAAATATCGTACAGGTTCAATTAACGGCCGCCCGCTTCACTGGCATTACCAACACTACGAATATTATCCACGTTTCGATTGACGAATTGAAAAATACGTTTTTCCAACGCGCGAAGAAAGACTTAGATGGAGCCGATAATCACATAAATGGGTCTTTCGGTTCGATCGTCACTGCAGGTGCAACAAGCTTGACATTCAAAAATGAGTATCCACTTGTTCAGCAATATATCACACCCATCCGTAAACTCGATCGACTGAATCTAAAATTATATAAACAGGATGGTGATGAGGTTGCAGATGCCACAAAGGCTTTTATGGTATTTAAATTTATCTGTAAAAAAAGAAATATGATGTGATCGTTTCAGGGCGTTACGTATATGTAATTTAAAAATAACATTAATATAATAAGCATGTCATCGGGACTCGTACAGCTCGTAGCCGTAGGTGCCCAAGATGAACATATTATAGGTGAACCTGAAATATCATTTTTCACGTCCACCTTCAAAAGACACTCCAACTTTTCACAGTCTGTAGAAAAACAAACGATACAAGGGGCTGTGAAAGGTAATTCCATGTCATCAATCCGCCTCGAACGAAACGGCGATTTACTTGGATACACGTATTTTACCATTGATAATAATACGAAGGCCGTCGATATTCAGGATTGGGGTAGAATAATCGATAAAGTCGAACTTCTCATCGGTGGGCAAGTTATAGATGCACAAGATCACGATTTCACCGAGAAAATTGCGATTGATACATATGCTCAAAACGTATCTAAGAGTTCAAACGGTACACATCCAGGTGCGAGCGCCCGGTCGTATTTCTACCCGCTCCGATTCTTCTTTTGTGAAGGACCACAATCAGCACTCCCGCTCGTAGCCTTACAGTACCAGACTGTCGATCTACGCATTTACTGGGGACCCGATGCCAGTGACTATAACGTAGAAGCATATGCGAACTATTATTACCTGGATAACGAAGAACGCGGGATTATGAATTCTCGAAAGCATGATATTCTCATCACACAAGTTCAGAAAAGTGTTCCTTCCGGCGAACTTACACAAGAACTCACGTTTAATCATCCGGTCAAGTATATCGCGTGTTCTAATACAAATTCAGAAAGTACGTTTACGTCTATCGATAACAAAATTAAGATGAGTATTAACGGAACTGATATTAGTGCATTTAAATGGGCGAAACCGCATTTCGTTGATATCATGACGTACTATCATACAAATTTTGTCACGTCTCCAGATTTTTTCATTCACTGTTTTTGTCTAAACACGAGTTCTCTCCAACCATCCGGATCCTTGAACTTTAGTCGTCTAGATTCCGTGAAAATTCATAGCGAAAGTAAACTTATCATCGACCCGATTTACGCAGTAAACTATAACATTCTCAGAGTGAATAATGGCATGGCGGGGCTCATGTATGCGAATTAAAATGCGATACTATATTAAATGCCGAAGAACTTGAGTACTGTCGGTGGTGCTACGAAACTTCGTTTCGGTAAAAACTGTCGAGAAGACCAGGCGGAAAACTCGATCGTATTCAATGCGAGTGAAGAAAAGATTGACGCAACAGGTGCGAGTGGTTTGTATATCACGCCACTCGAATTAGCATCTATTTTTACAGGTGTAGGTTCGGATGACACGACCAATACATTCGTCGCGTATAATCAAAGTACACATCAACTTTTTAGGACACAGGTCCCTTTATCTATTTCAGCACTTTCAGGTGCCGGAGGAAATGGTGGAGATTTGACTGTTACCGGGAACCTTTACGTTACCGGAAACGTAACATCGGTAGGTACAATCGCTAATATTCATGTCACCAACACGACAATCAAGGATGGGCTCGTCGAAATCGGTACGAATAATACGGATTTAGTGAATTTTGATTTGGGGCATATCTACAATAGACCTGTGGGAAGTTCGAATGTAGCCGTGTGTTACGATGCGAGTGCTACAGAATTCGTGATCGCGTATACTGACAGTAGCGCTATGGAAGTTTCCAATATTGTCACACTTACAGAAGATGACAAAACGATGAACGTTCACGTGTACGGTAAATTGTACACAAACTCGAACATCGGGGCTGCGAATACAGCACCTGTACACACCCTCTCTGTAGGTACGAAGTGTTTTATCGATGGTGATGGGGATTATTCGAACGTTATCGAAGCGCGTGGTAATACGTACACGACTGGGAATGTATACGTCGAAGGCGGTCTCATCACGAATACGGGTGGTGTCACTAAAAAGACGTACAGTCATCAAGGTACGTACGCTAGTGGTACATCAGTCGCAAACGCAAAACTTACATTGACGTTTTCGCAACACGCCTTTTACGCTAAAATTGTCGCACAACTCCTCGATAACCTCGATACAGAAGTGAGTACGATGACCCTCGATATAGCCGGTGGTGAACGTGGTGGTGACGCGACCCCGTTAGCTATCGCGATGGGACCCATGTCTATTTTCGGAAATACAAACACAAACCCGTGGAGTTCTACAGTTGACATAGCACCTACAACAGTTGCCATTAAACCCTCCTTTAATTTGACCTCCGGTAATTATAACATTTTCGTCGAATACATTTCCCGTAATACAGCCGGTGAACTTACGAGTTTGACTGTAGGTACTGGTTCGGCTATCCCATTCGGATACTAAATACACACTCTCTCCAAATGACCTGTTCGTCATTTGCAAAGATGTTTTTTATATAAGCTAAATATAGATGGCGCATACGAACGTCCAGCTAGTTTCAGGAAACCTCACTACAGGTGGAGAGGATCCTACGTTTTTCATTGACAGGGTTAATAACAAGATTGGAATAGGAGGTGTACCTGACACGAGTGGTGACGATTCGTCAAACGTTTTACAAGTTACTGGGAGTATGCTCGCCACGGCATATCACGGAAGTGGGGAATACCTGACAGGTATTGAAAGTTCACAATGGTTACATAATGCGGGTGACGCTACGAAAATATACTATAACGGTGGAAATGTCGGCATCGGAGTGGATAACCCGAATTCGAAGTTAGTGGTTGACGGTGATATAGATATCACAAACGGGAGTTTGAAGACGAACGGAACTACTGCTATATTCAGTAACTGGGCGACCGATACTAATGGAATTAATCGCAATGGAAATGTTGGTATAGGAGGTGACGCAACCGCTACAAATACACTCAAAGTACATGGCGACATTTACGCAACCGGTGATGTCATAGCATCTTCCGACAGACGTCTCAAAACAGATATCAAACGCATCGAGAACGCACTCGATAAGGTGTGTGCCATCGGAGGGTACACGTACGTGA